CATTTAGTGCAATAAGAGAAGCGCTGGTGATGATGAAGTATTTCATTTTCCCTCCTTCTTGTCGATCCACTCTAGGATGGACAGAGCCGTCCACCGTCGCGCCTTCGGGCCTACCCCGATCGAGCGCGGGAAGTTGTCCGTCCCCGCCGCCGACCAGCGAGCCACCGTCTCCGTTGTGACGCCGAGCTTCTGAGACACCTTTTTGACATCCCACAGCACCCCGGCGAATTGTGCTTCTGTTGCTTTAGATATAGGCATAAGTACACACAAGGTATCAAAAGAGACACCAAAGCGCAAGTAAATCATTTTCGTTCTATGGAAACGGCACAAGGAACTCAAACGATTCGCCGTAGGGGTCGCCCCGCAAAGATCCACGGCAGCAATTCTGAGGATTTCTCCCCCGAGGAAGATGAAATGAACATCGAGCCAATCGAAGGCACCGGCACCGCTGACGGCGACCTTCTCAAGCTGTCTCCCGAAGCGATCGCTGCGGTTGACCAGCTTCGAGACTTCTACCGCAACAATCGCGGAACCGAGATCACCCGCGACCAAGCGATCATCTTCGCGTCGGGCCTTACCCTGACATATGGGCGCTCGATCACGAAAACGATGGACGGATCTGTGATGAAGGTCCACTCATGAAGACTCTTGCAAACATCAAGAATTGGGTGTCTTCTCTTTGGGCGCAAATCACAAAGAAAGACAAGCGCACTATCGTTGCAATGGAGCGAGGGAACCTCGCCGACGGAACATCAATGATGTTCTTCGACTGCTCCGACCGCTTTGATACGGGCGGGAAGTAAGCGGTGAGCCGGCGCGGGAAAAGCCGCATGAATGCTCTGTCGTCTATGACGTCCGGGCTTTCTGCTGTTGAGGGGAAAGAAATCGACCTCATGGCAAGCGGCAACATCCCGCAGTTGGACCCCCTTTTCCCTGCATCCCCGCGCTTGTGGGGGAGCAGCGAATCCAGCTTCTCAAGTTCAGTCCTGATCTATCGGGCCATCACGGTCCTGACGGACTACATGAAGGCTGTCCCGCTCACGTTTGTAGACCCGAAAGATGAGACGAAAGAGGTTTTCCCTCGCGCCACGGACGCGGCAGCACAGCTTTTCACGCACCCCAATTCCATCATGCACGGGGCAGCTTTCCGTGAGATCTTGACTGGATACGATCAGTTCCACGGCGGATACATCGTCGCTCTCATTGGCGCATCTGGTGAACCCGTGAAGGAAAAGGAGCTTCCGGTCTCGCTCCTTCCGTACCCAATCAAGGGATGGAAGCGCGTCACGGCGGACGGCTCCAAAGATCCCTACAAGACGATTGGATGGACGCGCCCAAACAAAAGCCTTTCGCTGATGAACCACCAATGCGTGGTTTTCCAGTCGCTTGATGTGTCTGGCCGGTTCGGTATTGTCGCTCCCGCCGATCTAGTGCGTGATGCTGCTGAAACGCAGTCTGAGGTTGACTCTTACCAAGCAGGTCTTCTGCGCAACAATGGGCGTCCTGGGATTGTCATCTCGACGAACACGCACGTCAAGAAGCCGCTGCGCGACCGTTTCATGGCTGAGTGGCAGCAGAATCACGGAGGCCCCGCCAACGCCGGACGCCCCGCATTCTTGACCGACGCTGACTGGAAGATTTCTCCAATCGACTCGCTCAAGCTAGGCGACATCACCAGCGTGAATCAGCTCCGCGACTCCATCCGCAAGGTTGGGCTCGCATTCAAGGTTCCAGAAATGGAATTCGGCATCACCGAAAATGTGCGCAAGGACTCTAGCGCGCAAATCCGGGCGATGTTCCTCACCGGAACGGTCGAAACGATGTTCCGCAGCTTTGAAGCTGTCTGGAATGATCAGTTCTGCGATCGCTACAACCTGCCGTACCATGTCCGGCTTGATCAGTGGGCGCTCTCTGCCTTCCGAGATGTCATGCAGGTGCGGCTTGAGCTTGTCGCGCAATACATCCAGAACGCAACGACTCCACGGGACGCCTACAAGCTCGTTGGTGTCCCTTACGTGGACAATGACCAGATGGGACGCATCTTCCTTCCGTCTACTCTGCAAGAGCTGACGGCGACTCCTGCTCCCGCTCCGGATGGGAATGCATCGACACCTGACGGAGAAGTGCCAGAAAAGAAGCCAGAAACTCCGCCTGATCCAGATCTTGAAGACAAGACGGATCCGGAAGAGAAGGTCTTGCCTTCCGCATCCGTCCGAGTCAAGCGTGCTCCTCGCGGGAAGACCTCCGAGATCCTCGCGCAATGTAAGGCTCTTGGAGACAAGAAGCGCAAAGAGCTTGGCAAGCAGATCTGGGCAAAGTGCGTTGAGCCGTTCGAGCCAGCTATAGCGGAAGGGACCACAAAAGCCGTCAAGCGTTTCAAAGGGCATTTCCTCAAGCGCTTGAACTACTTCCTGGGAAACGGCAAACACCTTTCCGAAGATAGTGCCGCCGCAAAGGATGCCTCCATTTTCATCGAATTCAAGGCGTCCGGCGACGTGTTTTTGCCGATGGCTTCTGATTTCGACAAGATGATGATGCCAAAGGACCAATCTGTCGCGGGATTGCAGGCAGCTTGGCGCAGCGTATTTGCTGACGTCGAGACTGTCACCACCGAGCAGATGGAGACGGAACTTGGCGAGCTTTCAGGATGGCTATCGCAGCCTCCGGAAGCCTACCGCACTATCGCTCTCAACCGCCTCGGCGATGCTGTCCAGGTGGACGATACCACAAGGACGCAACTCAAGACGATCCTGACCAAAACGCTTCAAACAACGCCTGATGCGCAGCCGGTCCAGATCGCGCGCGCGCTCCGTGAAGAAGCGAATCATGTTTTCAACAATGCCTTTGCCAGAGCCAACACGATCGCCAGGACTGAAGTCGGCGCGGTGATGGGTGACTACCGCAAAGCGATCATGCTGGCCGAAGGCGTCAAGACCAAACGTTGGTCATCGGCTCACGATCCGCTTGTCCGCCCGACGCACTCTATGGCGGAAGCGGAAGGGGCTATCCCGATGAATCAATCGTTTGGGAATGGCCTCGACCGTCCGCATGACCCGGATGGGGATGCGTCTGAAGTTTGCAACTGCCGCTGCGTCTTGCTCGCCGGCTAAAGGAGATGGGAATGGAAATCATCTATAAGACAGGAAAAGCTCTCACGGTTGCAAAGCCGGACGTTTCCAAGATCGCGCAACTTTTGGAGAATCGCGGATACCGTGATGTCGATCCCGAAATGGCGGCGGAACGCTTTGTTCGGTACGTCGCCTCGGAAGAGAAGTGTGATTCGGTTGGTGACGTTATCAAGGCTTCCGGTTGGGACCTAGATGACTGGCATAAGAATCCCGCGATGTTTGCGGACCATAACCACTCCGTCACATCCAAGATCGCACAGGGGTTGCAGGCATTTGTGGACGGCAAGCGGCTGATTGTCGATTGCTTCTATCTGCCGTCTGACATGGCCCCGACGGGCCTTGCTGAGGCTTGTTTCAAGATGGTGCGGCAAGGCTTCCTGCCTGACTGTTCCGTCGGCCCAATCCCGACCGAATACCATTTCGCTACTGCTGATGACCGCAAGGCTTGGGGCGAAGATGTGTGGCGCGTCTGGGACAAGACGGTCCTCAAAGAGTTGTCGGCTGTCGGAATCGGGGCCTTGAACAGCGCGAAGGTTGAAGCAGTCGCGAAGTGCCTTTCTGAAGGCGCTCTGAATGATGGCGACGTGAAGGCTCTCCAGGAATCCGGAAGCGAAAACCTCATGGGCCTTGTGGAGCGCGCCCTTTTCCGCATCAAGCCAACGTCGACAGTTCTCGTCAAGGGCCTTGACCCTCTCCCTGATCCATCCGCTGCCGCTACGGCTCGGCTTGAAGCTGCTGCCAAGTCCGCAGACGCCGCCGCAGTCCGCTTGGAAAGGGCCACCAAACTGAGCCAGAAAGCGGCGCAGGGACTGGTGATTCCTCTCACTATGGATGCCGCCGAAGCCATTCTCACGCACGCCAATGCCGTCGCAGAGATCTTGGCTGAGATCATGCCGGAGCCGGAAAACGATGATGATGACGACGATGATGACCACAGCGTCGGGAACGCTTCGGTACAAGTGATTGATCCACCAAACGATGACGGGAAAAGCCTTTCGCTGGAACTCAAGCAGCGAATTGCAGCCGCTCGCGTCAACTGACACACAACAAGCAAGAAAAGGAGTCCGCAATGGACAAGGAATTGGAAAGCACCCTCAAGTCTCTCACCGAGACGATTGAGAGTCAGAAGAAGGCCCTCGAAGCAACGATGGCCGAAGGAAAGGCCCGCGATGAGAAGTTCGCCGGCCTAGAAAAGGATCTTCTGGAAACGCAAAAGAAGCTCCAAGAGAAGGCCGAGCGTAACGCCGCCATCTCCATGATCGGTTCTTCTGTGGACGACAAGCGCAAGGCCCTTGGAATGCTCTTTCTGGGCATGCACGCCAACAAGTGCGCTCAGGCCACCTACGGATATCGCGATGGCGTAAAGTCCCTCGGGAAAAATGACAAGCAGGCCAAGGAACTTGGTTGGTGGGGCGAGCAGCGCGAAATCGCTACCGCCATGATTGAGAAGGCGGCTCAGTGGTCCGACGACACGACTGGCGGCGCTTTCGTTGGTCACAACGTCATGGCTGATGAATGGGTACCTCTCCTGGTGCCGAGCGCGAAGATTCTGCTTACCCATGGTGCCAAGTGGACCGATTTGCCGGCCAACGCGGGCGGACTCACCATCCCTCGCCAGGTGAGTGACCCGACCGTCGGGATGACGTCTGAAAATGGCGCTCCGGTCACGTCGGACGCCAAGTGGGAAATGATCTCTCTGACCCCCAAGCGCGCATCGGGTGGTGGATTCATCTCGAACCGCCTTCTCTTTTCGTACAACAAGTACGTGGAGATTCTGGAGAACCGCTTGCAGTACACCCTCATGCGCACCATCCAGCGCTACGCCCTCTACGGCAAGGGCGCGGAAGGCCAGACCAAGGGCGTCTATTGGGACCCCAAGGTCCAGAAGTACTACATCTCGTCCAACGACGGAACCCTCGCCGGAAGCGGTACCGCCGCCAATGGCAAGGTGATGTCCTGGGAGGATGTGGCGTACCTCGAAGAGGCGCTTGCCAACAACAATGCCCGCATCGAAGGCGCTGGCCTGATCGCTCGCCCCGAAGTGATCCGGGGCATGAAGCGCTTCCACTACCCGCAGTTCAGCGGCGACACCGCTGGATCTCCCAGCTTCAACTTCATGCCTGGCGAAACGCTGCTTTCGGATAGCAAACTGCGCGACACCATCGGGTACGACTACAGCCGCCTCACCGATATCGCCAAGGGCAACACGGTCGGCACTTCGAGCGACTGCTCCGACGTGTTCTTCGGGCAGTGGGACAATGTGGACATCTACTCTTGGGGTGGCATCAAGGTCAAGTTCAGCGACACCGCGACGCTCAACGGCATTTCCGCTTTCGAGCAGAACTTCCTCGCCATTCTGGTTGAGACGGACTACGACGTCATGATCCGCCAGCCGCTGGAGTTGGTGGTTATCCCGGACGCCAAGACCAGCCGGCAGAACCTGTAACCAACCTCATACCGGTGCGGCATGAGGTCGCGCCGGTTTTCACTTCCTAAGCAAGGAGAAAATCCATGTCTGTGAACTCTCAGAACTTTGCGATCGCGGTAGCCCCCCTGAAGGCTCTTACCGCCACGACTGGCGCAGCCACCACGACTGGCACCGCCATCGACCTCGAAGCCGTTCCTGCGGCTGATGAAGTCGGTTTCATTGGCGTTGCCGACATTGTTGGCACGTCGGCGCTCTTCAAGGTCCAGGTGTCCAGCGACAACAGTACCTGGTATGATGTCCCCGGCGCAACCTCTCCGGTCTTGACTGCCGCTGGCGCGTATCCGATCAGCATTGGTCGCTCTCGCCTTCAGTCGCTCATTCAGGCAGCCGGAAGCAATACCGCACTGAATGCTCGATACGTGCGCTTGACGGCTGTCACGGTGGGATCCACGACCGTTGTGTGGGGCGTTTACTCTCCGTTCAAGCTCAAGCAGTTCCCGGTGAACGGCTTTGCGAACGGCGTGAACTACACCCTCTTGGGCGACTAAGGAAGATCTCGATTCATGCGCTTCACGACCTACGAGCATTTGCTGGAGAGATGCAACCTCCTGGACCAAGATGGACACCCCACAGGAGTAAATCTGGCCACCAAGCGCGAGCTTTATCGCATCATCGATGGCGTATCTGCTCGCATGTCGCAGTGCATGAATCGAGACATCCAAGTTCAGCAGCGCGTCGAGACGGTGGCGGCACCGTTTGGGCGCGTTCTTTTCGTTGATAATCCTCTGATTCAATCGGTCGACAAGATCGAATATGACCCGACTGGCCTTTTTTCGGCTGCAATGGGCGCTTCGACGCTGACTCCAGGAACAGACTACACGGTAGATCCTGACCAACTGCGCATCAATATGATCATGCGTTGGCCAATGTCGTTCCCGATCCCATGTAAGCCCATTCGCATCACCTATCACGGCGGTCACGCATACCACACCTGGAAGACCATCTACAACATCGCGAGCCATAGCGGGCTTCCTGTCCCTGGCACCTACGAGCAAGAGGACGGGTCATCTATCATCATTGATGCCGTCGATTTGGTCAATGGAACCATCACTTTCCGACCTGATGTTGGCGTTTTTGACACCGACAACGTGATCGTCTGCTCGACAGACACGGTTCCCGCAACCATCACGCTGGGCGACTGCGTCGAATCTAGTGTGGTAAACAACCTCTCGTCTCTTGAAGGTGCTTGCCTCATGCAGGCGCAGTATGAGTTCGAACGCCGATTGTCGGTCGGCAAACATTCTACGACCACCGGAAACGGACAGACCAGCTACACCGGTGAATACGGCCTCTTGAAAGAGGTCACGGAGCGTTGTGACGACTATCAACTCTATTCCATGGCGCTCACCTGATGCCGTTTGAATGGGTATCCCAACTCCCTCGGACTGACCGTCCACTCAAGCTGCGAAGCTTGGTAGCCGAGCACATGCGGCAAGAGGGCCAGGACTTCAATTCTGACCTTAAAGAGATGAATCTCAGTGGCCGAAATGGTGACATGGGATTGAATCGCCGCTCCGGTGCGCTCGCTGGCGGTTGGAATACTGCCGTAGAAGATAACGGCGACGGCGTCACGATGCGTAATTGGGTGGCAGGCCCAGCCGCAGCATACGCAACCCTTCAGGAGTTCGGCGATGTGATCCGCCCCGTCCGAGGGAAGTATCTGTGGATTCCTACCGAAGCGAATCAGACGCCGGCAGGAGTCGCCAGAATATCGCCCACCGAAGCGATTGAACGCGGAGGGTTCTTTCGCAACGGAGTCTTCTTCAGTTCGCCTCTCGTCCGCAAGGGGACAAAGGGATTTGGGCCGCACATTGTCGCTCTGTTCATTCTCAAGAAGCAGGTAAAAATCCCAGCCCGTATGGGGGCTACTTCGCTTTTTGAAGCCCGCATGCGTCGCATGGCTACCGCGATCACATTCATCGCTTCGGAGAACATCCTATGAGCGCTCCTGAAGTTTCTTCGATCTCACCGGCCAGGATCTCGCCAGTTTCATGCGGAACCCTGACGATCGTTGGCTCTGGACTTGATACGGTCACATCCGTGCTTGTGGAAGGCCGCGCATCCACCATTGAGACAAAAACCGACAGCATCCTCACCGCCACGTGGCCCAAGCGCGTCACCAATGCGAACTTCAACTACGCCGGTGGTTCTGTTGACGTGGTTCTGACGAACCCTGACGGCACCACGACAGCCAAGATCGAATATCTATCGACTCGAGACGGAAAGGCTGTCCAATCCATCAACGGGAGGCTTGCCTCCGCATCGGTGCAGAATGGCTTCTTTTACGATTGGTCTTCCGCTGAAATTGTTGGATTCCAGGTGGACCCCTCGACATGGCAGACGGGAACGTGGAAGAAGGTCGTCTCCTACCTAGAAAGTGCTGATGAGATCCCCAACAGCGAATGCGGCGGATTCCGAAGCTATCGCTATCGTGGGCGGCTCGATGCCGTCTTGCCGCTCAAGAATCTGAAGGATGGAACGCAAGAATCTTCCCTGATCCTCTCGGACCTGACGCGCGCCGTCATGCTTGACATTTCAAACGGCGGCATCACCGATACCACACGCATCACGCGCAAAGATGTGATGGTAGTTGAAGGGTTATCCCCTGGTGCACTGTTGGTCGCTGGGGTCGGTTACGAATTTGACCTCCAGCACGTCGAGAATGATCCTACACAAAACATTTCCTGGACCTCAATCCAGCAAGGAGGATGAGAATGGCAGTAGAACTCAAATGGCGGTATGTGGAAGACCTTTCCGGGACGCGATTCGCGGCTTTGGAAGCTGTCTCGCAGCATGTCAGCCTAGCCCCGGACGAATTCAAATCCACCATACTCAAAGAGTTTGGTGCCCCCGAAGTCACTGATGAAACCACAAGCGCCGCGCAGCCGGCGGAGGAGAAATAAGCCATGATCATTCACGCCAAGCGCGCCAATGTCTATGCGATGCTGGAAGTAACGCCGGGAACCGCGATCTCTGATGCGGCCCTTTTTGTTGCCACAAACGTGATCTGCCAGGGGCATGATGTCACATTCAAAGTGACTCCAGAAATCGTCAAGCGCAACCCGCTCACCAAGTCTCTGCAAAGCATCGCTTCTGAGTTCGGCCAGAAGCCAGCCTCGCTCTCGATGAAGTCGCGCTGCTACACCAGCGGAACCGCTGGGACGGCAGTAAACTACGCGCTCTTCCTAAAGGCCTGCTACGCCTCCGACACGATTGTGACGACTACTAGCGAGACGTTCGCGCAGTCTCCTGACCAGCAAACCTTTCTCACAATCGGGATCGAGTACCTGAGCGAAGATGGAACTTATGCTTACCGCCAGGTGATGAAGGGTGTGCGCGGAAACGCGAAGCTCAAGGCCGACAAGATCGGCGCTCCACTTTTCTGGGAGTGGGATTTCAACGGCGCTTATGCCACCGCAGGGGGCGCCACCACCACGCCGGTATCGTCCATCACATTTCAGGATGAAGTCGCGAATGGGATCAAGTTTTGGCAGTTCCAGACGCCTTCCGGGCTATTCTTGCGGCAGGTTGATTCGTTTGAGTTGGACTTTGGAAACAAGATCGAGATGGCGACAGACATCACGGATCCATCCGGTCTCCTTTACGGGACGCTTGCCGAGCAAAGCCCTACGCTCAAGATTGGGTTCCGTGTTGTCACCAAGGCGACGGCGGACGACTTCGCAGACTTCGTTGTGGGTGCGCTCACGTCGGCAGGATTGACGTTGGGAACTGTCCCCGGGAAAATCTTGACATTTTCCACCAACACGTCAGCGCAGATCGAATCTTTGTCGTCAAAGGCGATTGGCGCTTCCGCTGGCTTTGATGTCACTCTTGGCCTCCATCGCTCGGTTACTGGTGATGCTTCCGACGCTTTCTCGGTGGTGCTCAAGTGAGCGCGGCGTCTGACAAGATGTTGTGGGGAATCAACCCATCGGTCTTGTACGACTGGACTCCAACACAATTCCTTGTGATTCCAGAAGGATTCAATGCCGCGTGGGATGCTGAAGAGAAAAAGCTAAAAGAGGAAGGCATCCCCAAAGGATCTGACGTCTACAAGACCAGGATGCGTGATGCCGTCCGCTCTTTCTGGTTGATCCCTTGGGAGATTGCTGAGGGTGCTCCGATCTTGAAGCTGGCTCCGTTGAGCGAACGGACATCAATGCGCCTGCAAGCCGCGAGCCGCCTGTATGAGCAATTGAAGGATGTCGCCAAGGAGCGCCTTGACAAGAAGATCGCCTCGGTGAACGCCTCGAAGCTCTCGAAGCAAGAGAAGGAATCTGCGATTGATGATCTCATCTTTGCGGCTAAGACGGAAAACATCAAGCACGGCGAATCTGCGTTCGATGATGACCTCCGTTTTGAAGTCCTTTCCGAAGCCGTGAGGGGCTGGAAGAATATCAAGGCTGAGTGGACCGGGAAATGGGACGTTGACGCCAAGGCGCTACTCCCTGAGTGGAAGAGTGCCGCTTTCCGTGCCTTGCTCGAAGGAACAGCGTTCAACCGAGAAGAGGTTGAAGGTTTTACGTCGCAGCCGGGATCTGGAGCGGCTTGATAGATGTCTACGTTGACGGGGAATTTACCCGTCGACAATGGCTCTGGCCTGTTCCCGGCTGCGAAGAAGGCGAAACACGAAATGACGATCCGGTGCGATACATGCATCCTCTCGCAAACCTATTCTCTGATGTCGTTGCTGATTGGGAGAAGGGGAATCTTCCGTGTTCGGGTGGCGTCCTAGATCAGCCGGCGCGAGTGGTTTCCATGGTTCGCCTGACGCAACGCGCTAGAAATTACTGCCAAGGGCTCAAACAAAAACAGAGCGATTGGGCATCCGAGGTTGTCACCAAAGGAAATGCAGGAGGCGCGGAATGAGTGAGCCGTTTACCCTAGAGGGGAAATTTCAGGATGACATCACGCCCGCCATCATCGTTGTGCGCAAAAGTATTGAGCAAGTCACCGACTCAACGAGCAAGCTCTACGAAGTCACCGGCCACGAGAACGACGCAATAAATGAGTCAATCAAAGCATTCAAGGCGCAGCAGACAGGCCTGCAAAGCCTGAACGACGACCTGCAAAAGAACGTCTCCAGGCTGACGGATCAGAAAAAGTATCTATCGAGTCCTGAGTATCGCCAATCCGCTGTGGATGCTGAGAAGCTGCGCCTGGAAGTGAACGCGCTTACTAAGGAGGTGCAAGAAGAGGCTGCTGCGATGGTTTTCGCCAAAAACAGTGCAACCCCATTAGAGCGTGAAATCGAAAACCTGAACATCCAGTTGGGCGAAAGCGTTACAAAGCTGCGCGCGCAGAAGGAAGTATTGCAGGATCCTGGATACAAGGCTCGGCAGGCTGAGGTAGCGGGCCTGAAATCTGAGATCGCCAAGATGACGGAATCAACCGCCAAGAACTCGGCGGAGCAGGTGGGTGCCGATGCTGTAGAGAAGGGCATCTTCTCAAACATGCGCACCCGTCGCGAAGCGCTGGTGATGGTTCACGAGGCTGCGATGGGGCGCACAAAGAACCTCATGGGTAGCGCGATGGTGTTCGCGGAATACGCTGATCTTGACATAATGAAGACCGTCACATCCATGATCACGCCGGTCACGGTTGGCGTCGGCCTCGCTTCTGTGGCTGTCGTTGGCCTTGGTGTTGAATTGGTCAGATTGAGCGAGAAAGCCGCCGAGAACTACCACCAGATGGAGCTTCTGGGGGCGCAGTCGGGATCGACAGCGGAAGAAATCATCGCTCTCCAGCACGCAGCCATCGGGACGGAAGTTTCCACAAAAACGCTTGCTGATTCGTTCGGAAAATTCACACTGCGCCTGGGAGAGCATCGCACAGAACTAGCTAAGGTTGGCGTCACGGCGCGAGATCCGAAAGAAGCTTTCGCGCAACTTATGGATGTTGTGGCTGGCACCAATGATGCGTCCGAGCGGAATCGGATCATGAACCTTGCTCTGGGGAAGAGCTGGGAGCAGTTGGCGCCGTTTATCCTCAAGGGTGGAGACGCTTTTCGTCAAGCTCTCAAGGAAATGCAAATCCCAGACAGCACCAAGAAGCGTTACGAGGAGATAAATGCACTCCAGGAAGAGAGTGCTAAAAATTGGGATGTTATCAAGAATCGAGCATCCGGCGCTGCGGCAGGAATTCTCTCAAATCTTGATAGAATCAAACTTGGTTTTTCTGAGCTTGCAAAGACAAAAGGACTTGCAACAGCCATTGGCAATGTCGGAATAGCGAACGTGAGCTACTTATGGCAAGTAGGGAACAAGGCTCTTGAAGATGAGCAAAGAAAGCAAAAAACACCAGGAAACGCGCCACAAGGACCATCCGAAGACCTCCTAAAAGCCCGCGCTGAATGGGAAAAGACATTCCGCAAAGACAGCCTTGCAGACGCTTTGAAGGATGAGAACAAGCGTTGGAAGGATGAGCTCAAGCTCGCCAAGGACTACTCCGACAAACTGAAAGCTGCCGGCCAACAGAGCCAGGGGGACGTCGAGAAGGTGGAACGCGCCCATCAGATGCGCATGGCCGACATCCGCAAGAGTTTTGAGCGCAAGACGCCGAAAGGGCACACGGAAAGCGATGAGAAGCGCTTGGCGGGAATGCTACAAACACGCGAAACGGAGATCGCAGGCGAGAAGGCGTACCAGGATGCTATCGCATCCATGGAAGCTCAAGGAATAGATCGTCAGGTCGCGACGCTCCAGGCTGGCACCGACAAAAAGGTAGCCGAAACTTCAAAGCGCTACGACGACATGGTGAAACTGGCACACGGAAACAGGAAGCTCCTAAGCCGACTGGAACGTGATGAAGCGCAAGAAATTGAGGCCATTGAAAATGAATCCGCAGAAAAGATCCAAGCGATATATACTAAAGAACATAATGATGACGTTATAAAAAAAGCTAAGGACTATCACAATGACCAAGAATATCTACAGAAAAAACAGGATGAAGTAAAAGAAGCCTCAAAGAAGATTGCAGCCATAAACGTCTCTTCAAGCAAAAATCTTCCGGGAACTGTTGGAAAGAAGGATTCGTCCAAGTACGATCTGGAGCGTCAAGCAATCGACCAGTCTGCCGCCGAACGCAAACGCGCTATCGCAAACGAGATCAAGGACGAGAAACAGAAGGCCGCAGCGTTACAGGCCATTGAAGCAAACTCTGCTGTGCAGAAAGCAAGGGTCGATCGCGCTGAGCTTGAAGAGCGAAAAAAGAACTACGAGAAGTATTCGGCCATTGTTCAGTCTTATGCGCAAGGGCAACTCTCGAGCGCCCTCAAAGGGGAGTTGACACTTACCAAAGCAAAGGAAGCAGCGAAGGATGCTGCAATCAACTTCGTCGCCGAAGAAGCGGCGAAGAGAATGGCTAAATGGGTTGAGTCTCTAGTCTTCGAGAAATCAGAATCAGCAGTAGCTAGTGCGGAAGCGGTCGCGCAAGCCCAAATCACGGGAGCCATGCTTGCGGAGTCGTATGCTACAGCGGCGGCGCTTGCGTCTATAGCTACGATGGGGGCTGCTGATGTTGCTGGATCTGCCGGTCTCTTGACTACGGTATCCACTGCCCACGCCACTACCGGCTTCGCTGGCGGCGGCGTCCAGTTCGGCAGCGCCTACACCGGCGAGCGCGGCCCGGAGATCTCGACCCCCACAGTCCCGCGCCGCATCACGCAGACAACCAACTCCACCGTCAACAACTCCTACGGCGGCGGCACCATCATCATCAACACCGGCGCTTCCGTTGATCGCGTGGCCGCTGTCGCTGTCAGGGCCACCACACGCCAGGCTCGCGGGATGGTCAGGTCCAGCCGATGAGCGAGGTAATCGCCGGCATCTCGGTCGAAGGCCGCGAGCGCGACACTTCGCTAGAGCTTGACATGGGCCTTCTGTGGCCGTCCGATCTGGAGGGTGCAGGAGCGTGTAAGCCAGTATCCTACTT